AATGGTTCGTTCTCAATCATCATACGGCCACCAACTAAAGCGGCCAGGTGAATTACAAGATCATATTGTTTTTTCTCTAACTGAAAAAACTTACGGCAATCAATACCAGCCTTTAAATCTACTAAAGTTAAATTGGCATTAGGTAAAGCACGCCTAAAGGCACGGCCTACAAAGCCATGTGATCCAGTGATCAATATATTCATCTAAATTTTCTTACTAACTCCGCATATTCCATATCTGATAAATATCTTTGTAGTGTTAGCAAATCTTTTTCATACCATTTAGGTTGATTGACCCTTTCATAACCTTCATCCATTTCGGCCTTGCCGGCTACTGGGTGCATGTGTTCAATAATCACTTCAGGTAAATATTTTAGGTATTCTAAATCTAGGCCTAATTGCTTTACAAAATTATCAAAGAATAGATGTACGCAACCTGGAAATGTCATACCGCGTAGTTCATTAACTAAATCTCTAGTCATGCCATAGGCTGTTGGTAGATTCGCCCCTTGTAACAAATCATCACCATAAACTATTCCAGTGTTACTGCCTAACGCTTGAATAAAGGCTTTATCCCAACCCGGCGTTCTAGGAAGGTGATCATCACCCATGAAAACAAAATAATCATATAAAGGATATTTAGTAATATCCAAAAGAAGAACTGCACCGGTATTAAGAGATTTAGCACAACCACCTGTTTTATTATCCGCCGGTAATTTTTTATAGTTTTCACTTTTGGCATACTCATTCCATTTAGGATCATCATTATCTATGACAATATAAAGGTCGGCTTCTGCCCCGGTATCTTTAAACGCCTGGGCTAACCTTTCGGCATTTTCAGGCCTACCCCTACTGGGTACAACCACGCACATCTTCATGGCAATAGGGTAAGGGATAGGGCTGACTTATTACTTAGATATGAGAATTTGGTAAAGCGTGTCTAACTTATCTTCTATGCGTTTTACCCGACCTTCTAGGTTATGGCCACCATTGCCATCAGGCTTTAACTCACTTAGATAATGCTTTACTAGCCAACGCACTGAAGCAATAAATGATCCAATAATTGTGACAATAGATACGACTAATGCCATCCAATCGTTCGCGGTCATTTGCTATTTATGCCAAATTTTTGATCTTGCGGATCAAGATAGCGCAATAAAGGGGCTACTATTGCACCGGCTAAAATTGCCAGTTCAGGGCGAACATCGGCGACTAATGCCAATGCTGTTGTAACTGTTGCAACCGCTACGCTTCTTAGGTATGACTTAAAAATCTCTTTTTGCTTCTTGTTAATTGTCATTCTAATCCTAACTCTTTAATTTTCCGTTTAACTTTATTATGATCTAACGCAATCTCAAAGTGCATTTCATCTTTACGCTTCTTATAATTGCCACCCCAGGCTAAACCGTATTTAGTTATTAACAGGATAATCATATTACTTTGTTCACGGGTAAATGTATTTGACTTGCCCAAAGGATGTTTAATTGCATTTAAGTCAATGGCAGTGCCGGATGAATGATTGCTTAATACCTTCTCTGATCCCCTGGTCATGCGGAAGGCATAACCCCAATCATCTAATTGGCCTTGATCAATAGGTTCTACTAACTCATTAAACTCTTTAGCAAAATTAACAAGTAAGGGTGCAACCGCTTTAGCACATGCAAATTTAATTTTTGTACCGGGTACTGTGAAAGATTCAATGCCTAATGCCTTACGATCCTCACTAGCCGGCCATCCATTAGGGCTAGTGAGTTCTCTGATCGTTGCCATTATTTACATGCTTATGAAAGCAATAACCGGGCTTCTTCTTGGGTTATGCCTAACTTTTTTAACAAGGCAGATTTGGCAGTTGCATCAGCCGCTTTTTGTGCTTCTTCTTCTGCCTTTTGTGTAGCGTATTGTTCTGCCATAACTTCACGCTCTGCAATTTCCTCAGCCGTTAATGCAATCTCTTGCACCTCACCTGTTGAGCAATCTACTACGATTTTGTTAGTCATTGTTTCCTTTCGTTATGCGTTAGATATTCCATATAGATAAGCGGTTGAGTGTTGGACTAAATTGTATGAACCAGTATTATTTAATAATTTAATACTTGTAATAACAGCAGTTCCGTTAAATAATCCAGCAGATAATAAGGCAAGAGCAGCAGTACCATTATTTTCTTGAACAGAATCTACGGAAAAAGATTTTTGATTTGAACTAGTATAATTAGGAATATAAATTTCTGCATTATTAAAAGTATCACTAGTTGAGTTGAGGTTATTAGCAAAATAATAATATTCATCACTACTTGAACCAGTCGCAGAACCCGTACCAAGGACTCTTTTACCAGTATAGGTTGTTGATGACCCATTAAACTGGAGAGTCATATCTTGCCAGCCCTGTGGTTGTGCGGTTGTATTTAATCTTAATGAAACTTTTACTAGCAAATCAGTATAAGTAGCAGGTATAGAGGTAAACTCTATATTAGCCGCACCACCACTACCAACCGTAACGCTTGAGATTAAAGTATATGTAGCAGCCATTATTCCGCCTTAATTCCGTAGAGTGTGAAGGTTGAGCCTGCAAGATAATTGGAAGAAGAATTACCAAATTGAATTTGATTTATAGCCGCTGTGTTGCGCCATAAATTTACTATTGCTTGAACAATTCCGCTTGCATTGTTATAGCGAACCAAAGCAGTTTTAAAAGTTGTTGCGTTACTATAATTTTGTATGTTAATTATAGTGTTCATTATTAAGGTATTGGCTGTAATGTTATCCGTAATTTTTGCATAAGTGATATTAGAATCTCTTTGTGAACCCGCTGAACTTCCAGCACCAAATACTTTTGTGTTTGAATAGTTTGAACCCGTATCGCCATTAAAGCGAATAAAAGACACTACATCAGAAGCGGTATTACCAAAGTTGCAAACAATTACTAAATCAGTATATGCGGAACTAATAGAACTAAATGTAACAGTTGCACTATCACTACCTAATGTAGTAGTCGCTATCTTTTCGTATGTTGCTGTCATTATGATCCCTTAATTCCGTATAAGGCAAATTGAGTGTATTGATTAAATTGTGTGCCTACTTCGGGTGCAAAAGTAATTGAAGTAACAGCATTAGTATTTCTCCAAAGTCCAGAGTTGAAACAAATTGTTCCACCAAAATTACCTTCCCCAGCCGTTCCATTAACATCAAATCCATTCAGAGTTCTTACTGTTTTTAACTTGTTTGTATTTGCATAATCTAGTACATCCATAACAATTGCAGTAAATGAAGTTCCTGGCACTGAAGTGCTTAATCCAATGTTAATCATAGATGTAGTAGAGCCACTGCCGCCAGATTCAACCATAGGTGATGAAGTGTAGCCACCGAAAATATAATGCCAATTATAGTTACTTCCACTATCGGAATTAAATCTAGTAATCATATTATCTACTGAATAAAGTGATCGGTTGCCTTGAGCAATACCTCTTATTTGTAAATGCGTATAGGTTGAAGGTATTGAAGTAAATGAAACACTTGCACTACCGCCTGAGCCAACGGTTACGGTAGCAATAGATTCGTAAGAGGTCGGCGCGGCTGTTATTATTGTTGTAGCTATTTTCCCCAAGATTGGCATTAGGCTATATCTCCTGTAACCAACCAAGAATTTGCTGCTAGTTTAAGGCAAGTTGCGGCTGAGTTGGCTACTCTTAATTTAGGAGCAACTGAAGAAGCACCTGTTGAAATAATTGTAGTTGTTCCTGGGGTAACGGCTGCAATACTTGGTTGGCCTGCTCCAGTAATCCAAACAAAGTTAATAGTTGTTCCTATCGCAAAATCAAATGTTGCATCAGTTGGAATTGAAAAGGTTGTAGCGGAAGCAGAGTTCATTGTGAATAATTTACCCTCATCACCGCTTGCAATTGTATAGTTAGCAGTTTTCGCAACAACAGGAGTATTAATATTTAAAGTAACAGTTCCAGAGGTTCCGCCACCTGATAAACCTGCTCCAGCAGTTACGCCTTCAATATCACCTGTTGCACCTGATGCAACCCAGGCTGAGCCTGTGTAATACCACAAACTATTATTATCTTTGGTGTAAGCAAATTGCCCCTCTTGCGGTGAGGTGATAGCGCTATTTCTCGCTGCCTCACTTGCAAAAACTAAAATTCCTTGCATTAAATAACCATTAACATCTGAGGCGGTTAAAACATCGCCTGTAAGAAAGGTTTTGAAACCTAATCCTGCTGCCATTATTGCTCCTTAATTAGTAACTTAGAATACCAGAACCCAGTTTACCCTGTGAGGTTGTGCTATCAAGGATAAAGGCTTGGATTAGGGGTTCTGCGGTTAGTATTTTTGTGGTAAATATATTGTTGGTTATATCGTGTTGGATGCCTTGCACAAATAGTTCTTTGGTGATTGTAGAACCCCCAGGAACTGTTTTTGTTACATTGACTAAATCAAAGATTTCTAGGTTTAGTCCTGCAACAATTTTAGAGGTAGCAGCCGCATCATCAAGGTTCATAGTCATTGAATCAATACGATCAGTAGTATCTTTTCTGGCTACTAGTAGGGTTCGCGCTTGATCTAAAGCCTCAGCATCAGTTTCAACTAGGATTCCATCACGCTTGCCTGAGTGAAGGAAGTAGGTATCTATCGAGGTTTGATCGAAAACATTTTGGCTAGTTCCATTTAGGCGAGTAACTGTTACATCATTCACTAGCAAGGTATCATCGTTGGCAAACTCAATTTGATTATAGGTAATGGCTGAACCATCATCTGCAAAAACAGTTGGAGTTTCATCAGCCTTTTTACTAATAGTATCTCTTGATAAAAAGGTAGCATTACCCTCAGCATCAATAAAAAATCCACCAAACTCTGAGGATTCTACTAATTGAATTG